CCCACTACAAACCAAGTATAAAAAAATTGATAGCTTGTAGTTTGATCTCTCAACAAGAGACTATAGCTTCCAGACAAGAAGAACAAAGCTCTCTCCTATCATCTTACATAGAGGAAGGAGGTTATAACTACTCTGCTGTTTGGTGTCAGATGGGACAAGCATATCTAAATTATAGGCTTATAGGAGCATCAAACAGCATGGCTTGGGACCAGTATGCAATGATCATTAATAGAGTTCCTGACCCAAGCTGTGGTTACTTCCTCATGGATAACCCTGTCTGTCCGGGGTTAGCAGGCTTTAAATATAATTTATGGAATTTATGCAAGATTTCTCCCCTAGGCTCAGTGTATAAAAGGTATCTCATGAATATTACAAAGAGTATTGAATCAGCTCGAGAAGATGAGAAAGTTACTGTTGCATTGGAAACTACTACAAGTGGCACCTTTGTCCAGCATGTTCATCTAAGTCATGGAAATAGGGAAAGGTGGAAGAGACTCATGAAATCAGTAGGAAGCCCAGAAGATTGGCAGGAACATTATAATGACAACCCAAATCAACTATATAGAAGAGCATTGAACACAGATGAACTCAAATACAAAATAGCATTGAAATTGCATTCTCCTGGTGTCATTGCCTCTCTATCTAGAGGGAATGTGGTTTCTAAGACAATTGCATCGACAGCATATATTCTGGAGACAAAATCACTAATTAGCACTGGATTCTGGTCTAGTTTGAATAGTAATGAGGGAGATGTCTATGGCAGATTATCCTTGATACAATCGGTGCTTAAAACAATATCCCTATCTGCTGACTGCCAAATGGAAGAAAAGGATCTTGAGGCCTTATTCCCTTTCCATCAGGATTACTTGACACTGAGAACTTTATTATCTAAATTAGTTATAGGGTCTCATTTCACACAACATAACTATGATTATAAGCGAAGGATGGCTCGGATACCCATTTATGAGAAGTTTAACTACTTGAGATCAAACCCCATGCAAATCATCAGTTATGTTTGGTTCAGAAATACCGATTTACAGATCAAGTCACCATCACTAGGTGAGAAGACCATAGAAGAATTGTTCTCAAAATTATGTGATGACATTCGCTGGCTGTGTGATGATCCCACTTTAAGTTTAGAGAGATCACCATTTACCAATCATATCCAAATCTTTTCCTGGTTAAATAGCCTTGGGACTAAGACTAGAGTTTTAAAATTGATGGGAGCACCAATCATTAGTCGGTCTGGACAATCGACAATTGAGAGCTTGATATATCATAACTTTAGCCCCAGGTGGAAACTGAGTTCAGGACCAAAAGGATATTATCAAGCTGATAGCAGTCTCTCCATGAAAGAATTGAAATCTTATGTTGCTTTGGCATTTGCTATGCCCTCTCAATCAAGACAAAGTAAATATGCTTTAATGTCAGGTCTATTTTCTTTCTTTTATCCAAAATTAAATTGGTTTCAGAGTAAAAGAGACAAGAGATCAGGGTCATTACACTGCATGGCAAAGTACCTCAACTCTGGGTCATCAACAGAATTATTCTCCATGATAAAAGAATTGGAAGGTGGCGTGATTGGAGGTTTTGAACTACGTCAACATTATGATGAGAAGTTGAGATGCTACTATGGTGATGGAGTCTGGGTTGGAGAGATTGATAACATCAAAGTGAGAATAGAGATTAGAGGGTCAACCAGTTGGGATATTAGAGCAGTTAATCAAGGAAAGAAGCCACCTAGTACTATCATCAAGCCTTACGCAAGAGCAATTTATCTTTTAAATACAGAATACATACACAAAATATATAAGCCATTATTAAGATTATTAACAGAATTGGGTGTGGATACTAAGAAGCGTGAATTTACTCTGCATAAAGTTGAATCGAAAACCTATTTAAGTGAAAATGGTGTCTGTCTGGATTCAGGAACACCTATTAGCCAATTAGATAACATTAGTATAGAATTTGATCTAACAAGCCAGTGTGAACTTAAAATAGATTCCTATAACATGAAACTAATACAAAATTATCAGCTGAGAGGACCAACCAGAGCAATAGTTAGACCTATCACACTATGTAACTTCACTCCTTCTTATTCAGAAGTCTACACTGCTGCCTCTATTCCACCGGTGACTAGGAACTTAAAAGCTGCAAAATCTTATTGGATGAGAAACAAGTCACTTTCTATTGCTGCCGTGAAAAGTTTATTCTCTGCTGTCACAAATGACATGCTTATTAATGAATGGACTGACACAGCTCAAATGGCTTTGAAGGGATCCCTATCTAAAGAAGGTATCAGAGATAATCCCAGTGGTGTCTCTTTATATGATCTGACTTCCAATGTAGTCAGCCAGCCCACTACTGGTAGAGCATTGAGTAGTTTCTTTTTTGATGTTGAGACCAACTATCTGGATGATTTGGAGCTGGTTCCTGTGGATTCAACTGAGCCAACATTTGTTGATGGTTTATTGGAAGCTGAGTATGATCTAACAACTGATGAATTGGACATGTTCATGATTGACAATAGTGATCAATTTAATGATGTGGAGCAGATTAGAAGACATCATCCCTTCTTAAATGAGGTGATAGATCACTTAAGACAAAAATACTCAATGGATTACTTAGAGAAATCCATCAGACATAAGAGACTAACTTCATATGATGACCTACTAATGGATGTTATTTGCATATACTGGAAGATTATGCCAAAAGATATATACATCGAGGAGAATATTTATGCAGATGAAGAACTCGATAATTTTGATTGGTCAGAAGAATGAAAACTTCAAATCCCAATGGTAATAGTGTTTAATTTAATGGATAGCTCTTCCCATTATGTTTATTTATTTTAATAAAATTTTGATATAATGAAT